CTTTAACGATAAGGAGAGCACAGAAGAAGGCATTCATTGTTTTGAGTTCACAAAAGATGACATTATGAGAAGCGAAATTTTAAAATTTATAGTAAATAAAATTGAAAACATCCCCAAAATTAAAAATATATAAAAATGGCTAGTATATTTTGTCCCGAATGTGGAGCTAGAGGAGTTTATACCTTGAATAAACCAAAGTTTTGTCAAACTTGTGGGGAAAAATTCGAGGTAGGCACTGCTGTGGCTTCTGAGGTTCATGAAGAAGAGTACCCTGAGGAGATACCCGTACTTAGAAAATTAGATTATTCTATTGAAATGGAACGCGGTAAGACAACCCTTGGGAATTTGTTTGAGAGTCCCATGGCGCCAAGCGACATAGGTCCGACCCATACTTCGATCAAAGATCACAAAACGCAAACAAAAGAAGAATTCCTTTCCCAATCTCTTGCAGAATGCGCATCAAGACAGCAGCCAGCAATAACCGAGGATGGAAAAGAATGACACTTACGAAGCTAAATCGGAAGTCATAGACAACGAAATTCGTAAAAGGTACTACAAGTGGCATTTACATGCCATTGCGTGGTTTGACTTTGACGATGTAGCACAAATTATCAGAGCCCATATTTTCAAGAAATGGAATTTATGGGATCAGTCTCGCCCCATTGAGCCATGGATCAATAAGATTATCTCCAATCAATTAAAAAATATTTTACGAAACAATTATTCTAACTTTGCGCGGCCATGTCTAAATTGCGAGCATAACCAATCAAAAGAGCAACGCGGAGATCAAATTTCAGCCCTATGCGCTTTGACCCCCAGCGGTCTCCAGTCTAACGAATGCGACCTCTTCGCAAAATGGGAAAAAACAAAAAAAAATGCATATGACATAAAGATGCCATTGTCGTTGGAGTTTCACGAGTATACTCAAAATACGGATCCTGAAGATCATTTTGATATCAGTAGGGCTACCTCTAGCCTTCATCACAGAATGCAAGAAACGCTTACATCTCGTCATTACTTTGTATACAAAATGTTATTTATAGATGGCATCAGTGAAGAAGAGATAGCTCGTGTTCTGGGTTACAAGAGTAATGAAAAGGGGAGAAAAGCTGGATACAAGCAAATTAAAAATTTAAAAAATCAATATAAAAATATAGCCAAAAAAATAATTAAAAAAGAGGATATTTTTTATGAGTAATTACATTCTTTCAAAGCAAGAAAAAGAGAGCGGCATCGAGCTATTCAAGGAGTTGGATGGGGATTTAAATGAGGCTGCAAAAAGGTTGTTTGATGACCCTAATGAAAAAGGGAGTACGATTCGCGGGCGAGCATTGAGAAAGTTTTGGGTAGATAAGGGTTTTGAGTATCGCACTAAAGTTAAGAAGAAAAGTAGCAAGTATTTTTTACAAGACAGCGAAAAGGATTTTGTGCATCGCCACTATTGTGCAGAGATGACTAAACGGGAAATCGCCCAACTCCTATGGACAGATGAGACAAACCATAGGGGCTTTTACGAAAGCGCAAAATTCATTGCATTGTCTGATTTTATTAACAAAGAATTTCCCAGTGTTACTAATCTTCGAGATGAAATAACAGGGGATCGATATGCTCCGCCTAAGATCATGAGTACTGTCATTAAAAAGGTGAACAAAGTAGTTTTTAAAGAATTTGAGGTGGGGAAAATAAGTGTTACGGATAGAAAGTGTCTCGAAAAATTGCTCACCTATCTTTCCGCGCCTAGGTTTGTGCAGGTGATCAACGCTTACCCTACAAAGCAAAACCGAGAGCTTTTAGAATCAGAGTATATAAGATCTACATGGGATAAGCCAGATTTAACTGCAGATGAACTGAACCTATATATCAATGTGTGTATGGACTATATCAATCTCAAAGAAATCGAACAACAAAAACAAAAGCTCAATTTGATGTTTGATGACACTGAGGGGCAAAACGATTTGACTATGCGTTTAACTGAGATGTTAAAAACTAAGTCTGAAGAATATAACCAATGTACAAATCGTATTGATAAAATGATCGCTAAGCTGAACGGCGAGCGAGCTAAGAGGGTAGCTAATCAGCATCAACGCAACGCTTCAGTATTAGCGTTAGTACATCTTTTTCAAGAAGAAGAGGAGCGACGCCTAATGATCAAAATGGCAGATTTGCAAAAACAATCTGTCGCAGAAGAGGCAGATAAGATAGAGCAAATGAATGACTGGAAAGCTCGAGTTTTAGGTATTAGCAGGCAGGAGATTATATAATGGAAAGAGTTTGTAAAAAAATATTTCGCTGTGCGGAGTGCAAGAAGGAGTTTGAAGGGAGGGGGTCGTTACATAAACACCTAAAACAGCACGGCTTATCTTTAGCAGAATACTATACCCTTCATTATCCGCGTGTGAATAAACTCACCGGAGAGCCATTGCCGTTTAAAAAATTTGAAGAGTATTTTGAAAGGGATTTTTCCACAAAGCAACAGCTTAAAAAATGGTGCACCAAGGCTCCTGCGCCAGAAGTAGGAAAATATATTTTAGGGTTGATTGAGAAAAGGCAACTCAAAAAAGACAGGCATTACGCCCCATTCCACTTGGAGGCTAAGAGTTGTTTTTTGCCAGACATAGATACTTATAGAAAAATATTTGGTAGCTATAATGAAGCCGTAAAAAAGATCGGATTGTCTCCTTTATACGGAGAGAGGCTGCCTAAGAAATTTTTTACTTTTACGCTCCCTGAGGATCTAAGAATTGCTATCGATACTCGAGAGCAGTCCCCTCTTAGTTTTTCTTTTCAGAGTGATGCGCATAAGTTAGACGTAGGGGACTATACTCTTTTTGGCGATTATTATTCTTATACTTATGTAGATCGTAAGTCAGGCTCTGATCTACATGCCACTTTAAGTAACCAAAACTATGAACGTTTTCAAAGAGAGCTACAGAGGGTTAAGGAGCTAGATTCTTATTTATTTGTAGTTATTGAATCGACTCCGCAAAAAATGATTAAGGCAAGCAGGGCGTTTAAGCGCGCTGCGAATATTGATTTTATCTTGAAGAGGGTCAGGGATTTAAGCTATGAGTTTCAGGGGCACTGTCAGTTTTTATTTAGCGGGAGCCGGAAAGTCTCAGAGGAAATTATTCCTAGGTTACTTTACAAGGGCAAAGAAGTGTGGGGTACGGATATGCAATATTTTTTAGATCATGAGTTGGATAGAAGGAACACAGAATAGGCCTCCGCGGAGATGTCGCTCAAACGAAGAGCTGAAAAAGATCGAAGGGTACCTAGAAGAAAGGGAAGCTAAGCTTGCTCTTTATGAGTTCTTAAGGAATAATATGACTTTTACAGCAGAACTTATGATGGGGATTAAGCTTTTTCCTTTTCAGCATATGGCCGTTAAGAGTATGTTTGAGACGGATTATTTTTTAGGGGTATGGTCTCGAGGGATGTCTAAGTCTTTCACAACAGGTGTTTTCGCTGCCTTGGATGCCATCTTAAACCAAGGGGTAGAAATTGGTATACTCTCCAAATCTTTTAGGCAAGCAAAAATGATTTTTAAGAAAATTGAAGATATTTCTATGCACCCGGACGCAGGCTTGTTCAACCAATGCATTACTAAGGTTTCTAAGAGTAACGACGAATGGTTGATGGAGATTGGTACTAGCCGTATTCGAGCGCTCCCATTGGGGGATGGCGAAAAGTTACGTGGTTTTAGATTTCATCGTATTATCATTGATGAGTTTTTGCTGATGCCTGAAAGAATTTATAACGAAGTTATTGTCCCTTTTTTATCTGTTGTTACAAACCCGACGCAACGTGATGACCTGCATAAACTGGAAACTAAGCTGATCGAAGAAGGTCAAATGGAAGAAAGGGAAAGACATATCTGGCCTAACAATAAACTGATAGCCTTATCGTCAGCTTCTTATAAATTCGAATATCTTTATAAGCTATACCAACAATTTGAGTTGAGTATTACGCGAAAAGAACAAAAAGATAAGGCTTCTAGATGCATTATGCATTTTTCTTATGACTGTGCCCCAGAGCAGCTCTATGATCAAAATCTCCTCAATCAAGCCAAAACTACCATGAGTACCTCTCAGTTTGAGCGAGAGTTTGGGGCGGTGTTTACTGACGATAGTGCGGGATATTTTAAGACCAGCAAAATGGCACTATGTACAGTTCCAGATGGAGAGTCTCCGTCTATTGAAATTAAAGGAGACCCGGACGCAGAATATGTTTTAGCCTTTGATCCGTCATGGTCTCAAACTGACAGCTCGGATGATTTTGCAATTCAAATTTTGAAATTAAACGAAGAGCAGCAGCGAGCAACGCTGGTGCACAGTTACGCTTTGGCCGGGACTTCTTTGAAGCACCATATTCGATATTTTCTTTATTGTTTACAAAATTTTAATATTATTGCTGTATGTGGGGATTACAATGGAGGGGTACAGTTTTTGCAAGCATGTAACGAAAGCGAGACATTTAAACAAAAAAAGATAAAGTTAAAACAGGTCGAAGTTCCTTTTGATAAGCCAGAGGAGTATCAGGCTAATTTAGCTGCTTTTAAAAATGAATATAATAAAGATGACTACAAGCACGTGATATTACGAAAACCTACAAGCGGTTGGATACGTCAGGCCAACGAGTTGTTACAGGCTAATTTTGATCATCGTCGTGTTATGTTTGCCAGTCAGGCTATTGATGATCAGTACGTAGCCCAAAAAAATAAAAGCATTCCAATTGAAGAGATTATGTTTTTACGTAGCAAGGATGTAGAGAGGCAAAGCTCGGGAGCAAAGCAGATTGATTTCATCGAACACCAAGCAGATATGATGAATCTAACAAAAAACGAATGTGCTTTAATACAGATAACTAGCACAGCTCAAGGCACTCAAACCTTTGACCTGCCATCCAATCTTCGACGCCAAACTGGTCCTGATAAAGCGCGAAAAGACTCTTATTCTGCTTTGATACTTGCTAATTGGATGACAAAAATTTACTTTGATTCGAAAAAGCAACCTAAATCCAATATAATAGAAACGTTCGAACCAATGTTCGTAAACTAACTTTATGACTTTTCAAAGTCACTTTTAATCAAATCAGTGTAAAATCTAGCATGGCAAGAAGAAAATATACAAAGCGTTCAGATTATTGGAAAAAATTTGAGAAAAACTTTCAGTACCCTAACAATCCGTATGAAAGCTTGGCGGGACAATCAGATACTTTTGAGCCAAAACTTGTAGGCGATTCTTTCTATGACTATACCGCGGAAGCTTATAGTCGAGGAGGGGGCACCGGAGGAACCACGGATAGTAGGCGTAATAGCATAGCGATTCAGCCTAAGCTATATGCTTATAATAATATTCGCGCAGGATTACTTCCTTTTCAATACGCTTTAGATGGTGTCAATGTTCGCGAAGCTATCGAGTTATGCCAAAAAGCTTACTGCAATGTAGCGATTTTTCGTAATTCTATTGACATGATGGCAGACTTTGCCAATTCCACTCTTTACTTGGAGGGAGGTACAGAAAAATCCCGACGTTTTATTAATTCATGGTTTAAGAAGATTGGTATTTGGGGATTAAAGGATCAATTTTTTAGAGAGTATTACCGGAGTGGAAACATTTTTCTTTTTACAGTAGACGGAAAGTTCAAAGCGGACGAGTTTGCTAAAATTAGAAATCTTGGTTTGATTGCCGAGACAAATAAAATTCCTATCAAGTATATTTTACTTAATCCTTTTGATGTGGTCGCGCAGCGTACCACTTCTTTTGATGTTCGATTTTTCTCAAAACTATTGAGCGAATATGAGATTGAAAGGTTGAAAGATCCCAAAAACGAAGCTGACAGAGAATTGTTTAACGCTCTCCCTGAGAATGTTAAGAAACGAATTCGCAGTAATTCATGGACGCCAAGCGGCATGACCGTTCAGCTGGATCCTGACAAACTTAGATATGCTTTTTATAAAAAGCAAGATTATGAGCCGTTTGCTGTTCCTTTTGGGTTTGCGGTACTTGATGATATCAACTTCAAAATGGAGATGAAGAAAATTGATCAAGCGATTTGCCGAACGGTCGAAAATGTCGTTCTGATGATCACAATGGGGGCGACCCCGGACAAAGGCGGTATCAATCCCCGAAATATGACAGCCATGCAAAACCTTTTTACTAACCAGAGCGTGGGCCGTGTGTTAGTTAGCGATTATACCACTAAAGCTGAGTTTATTATTCCAGATTTGGAAAAGGTTATTGGCCCATCTAAGTATGACGTTGTAAACAGGGACATTAAAGAGGGGCTGCAAAATGTAATTTTAGCAGAGGAGAAGTTTGCGAATGCCACTATCAAAGCGCAGCTTTTCCTTCAAAGGCTCAAAGAGTCTCGCGAAGCTTTTCTCCATGAGTTCTTGCAGCCTGAAATAGACCAAATATGTAAAAACTTTGGATTTAGAGGCTCTCCGCGAGCTCGATTCCAAGATATTGATATGAAGGATGAAAACCAAGTGCAACGTGTCATTACACGCATGATGGAGCTAGGAATTCTACCTCCAGAAGAAGGGATGAAAGTTATCGATACGGGGGTTTTTCCTGCTGAGCACGAATTAGAAAAAGCACAAGAAAAGTTTTTAGAGGATAGAAAGAAGGGTTGGTATAATCCGCTAGTAGGAGGCGTTCCCGTCTTTGAGGAATCTGAAGAATTGGAGCTGGAGGAAATCAAGCATCCCGAAAGCATGAGAATGCTAGACGAACAAAAGAACAAAACCCCCAAGTCTCCGGGAAGACCCGCTGGATCTAAAACTCAAGGGCGTAAGGTTACCTATGCTGTCGATTCCATTAAAGAAGTTATTGATGCTACTAATAAGTTTTATAGTGAGGTTAACGTAGAGGCTAAAAAAGTATTTAAGAAAAAACGTTTAAACGCAACCCAGAAACAAATTTTAGAGAAAGTTTGTGAAGTGGTGGTTTCTTCATGTGATCAAGCTGAGTGGAAGAAAACAGCGGTCAGTTGTCTTAACGATAATAAAAAACTATTAGGTTTAAAGGTTTTGGAGCCTATAGCTAATATTAGCGTAGAACATGCTTTAGATGAATATTCTTCTGCTATTTTATATCACAGCATAAAGAATTCACCAAAAGATTAAAAATAGTGTAACTTAAGCAGTATGAGTACGCCTTATAAATTCAAAACACAGTTTGATTTTGAAGTTTTTGCTACAGACGATCTAGAAAATGAGCTGAGCATTAGCGTTGCTTCTTTGGATAATTTAAAACCTTTAATACCAAAAGGGATAGATTTAGGCCGCAATATCGATCTAATAGGGGCTGCTTTTAATGCTGCTATAGTTAATCGTTTTAACAGGAATGGTGATGGTATCAGCTCTGCCACGGCAAAAGAGCTTTTAGATTATTT